TCATCGCGGCACGATCACGCCTAGCGCGTTAAGGGTTTGCGTCCCCATGGCTCCATCTGCTGGAAGGCCTTGGTGGGTCTGAAATAACTTCAGAGCTGAGCGGGTTTGCTCACCCATTTTTCCGTCGATTGCTCCTGGCTCGTAGCCTTTGATGATCAAACCCATCTGCACCCGGCGTATGAGCTCCATCAACTGTTTTTCCTGAGGGTCAAAGTCAGAGGTGACAGGACTGACAGTCGATGGTCTTCCGGCATCAACCGGACGGTGACTTCCGGTGGAACCGCTCAGGTTATTGGAGCTTGGTGAGCCGTAGCCATTGGACGAGGGAGCAGTAGGAGTCGAATAGGTTTGCCTTGGGGCGGTATATGCAGGGGGCGTGTAACTGCGAGTCGGCGCTGAATAAGACCCACTGCCTGAACTGTGGGAGGCGTGCGAGGCATGCGAGGAGTGGGAACGGTGCGCGGCATACAGGTTGTCGCCCGGCATGTTCAGTGGTCGCAGACTTACAGGATCGAGTTTGTCAGCGAAAGGATTTTCAATATTTTGGTCCATGGCTTGGATGTCCGTATTCACCATCGTGGTGCCGGCCATAAACGCGGAAAGTGTCTTGATGAATTTAGACATTGATGATCCCTTCAATTTTTTTGATTTTCATCGCCTGCTTTCCAGGCTGATGCCATGAAAACAGACCGGAACAGTCGTCTCTTACTGCACAGCTGGCACATTCTTCGACAAATTTCCGCTTCCAATCGGAGATGCTTTTGTGCGCATAGGGCCATAGAGTTTCTGGAATCGCACATAGCGGGGCGTTCATCAGAATTGCGGGGATATTCCCACGCTGAAGGGCTCTAATTCCTTTGCTCAGTTCGCCGCTCCAGTCCCTTAAATCAAGGTCCGTCAACTCTGGGTTAGCTAAGGCGAATCCGATAGGTTCGCAGGCCATAAGCGCGACTTCTCGAACGAAGGGCAGATTTCGGCTGATAAACTCACACAGCTCCGGCAAGCACTCCAGTACTGGCCGGATGAGTACGATGCGTAATTGGATCGATTGCTCAAACCGACGCAGTGTCAACAGTCCTGCCAGCGTTTCTTCAAATGCTCCGGCGCTTTGTACGACGAAGTCGTGTAAGAAGTCAGCGTGACCGTAAAGCGGCACCATCCAGGTAACTCGGCTGCCCAAGCCCTTCAATACGCTTTCGGCAACGGTGGGGTTCGCCAAAAGCCTCCCATTGCTCAGCAGTTCGTATCGGGTGCCTCCAGGGAGCTGAGTGTACGCGTCCAGAATTTCGCGTAAGCGTTGACCTAGGAGTAAAGGCTCGCCGCCTGAAAAACCGAGGACTTTAGGCGTGTCAGGTATATGTGCTGCTACTTGTAACGCCTCATCGATCAACCAACTATCATCAGTTCGCGTGGGCGGCTGTGAACACATCAGGCAATAGCTGTTGCATCGATTAGTGAGAAAAACCGTATGGTGTTGGTCTGTTGGGCGGTATAGAACATGGACGTGACTCATGTGATCGGCAACAGCGACTACATCTCCTTCCTTTAAGCTATTGTCCTGCAACACGACTGTCGGGCCATCTATGTCTTCACTCTTTGAAGGGAGGGAGAGGCGAATGATATTGGTCAGCCCCCCAGCCCGCAATTGATTCAGTGTAGCCACCTCATTTGGGCCGTTCGCGCTTATCAGAAAGTTGAGCTCTGACCGCCATTCCCTGCTCAGTTTTTCCATGGTTGTTACTCGGGCAACCAATCGAAACTCGATCCCATGGGTTCGCGCTCTGATTTTACGCATCGCTTTTCCCTGCTGGGCTAGCCCAGAGGTAGGCGAGGTCGAGAAAACCGTCATCAGCCGAGCGCAGTCTGCGCAGGAAGTAGTCGAACATCCATTTATAGTGTTTGCAGTGCTCAGTCGTTAAAGACAGCACCTTCATGCTGCCGAATTCGGCTTGGGCCGCCACCGGATCAGGTCCGCAGAAGTTATTAAAGGCGCATTTCGTGCAGCCTGGTACAAGGGTGGAGATACTGTTCTTGAGCAACTCCTCCATCACGGGTGATTGCATAAGTTTCCATAGCGGTATACCAATTTCTCCCAGTCGAAGTGTTTTATCACCACTTTCGGCGAGCATTCTTGCCTCGTCGCTGGGATAAACATAACCGTCATAGTTATAAACTAGTACCGCAGAGCCAGAACCAGTCGGGCTTTGTAAATCCACATAGCCTGCATCAAAGGGGGAAAGCAGCTTATTAAATATGAGCGCCGCGGTGCCCTCACGCATTTCCGTACCCTCAGCATTCCATTCGAGCACCCGCTGCAGAGCGCGTTCATAGAAGTTCGTGAACTCTTTGAGCGTATAACCCAAGTGCTTAATATTCCGCTTCGCAAAGCCGTAAAGGCTTAGCGGGCGAATTACTATTTCACCAAAGCCCAGTCTCACGTATTCATCCACGATGGCTTCGGGGTAAGCCAGAGATGCACGAGTGGTTGTCATTAAAGCGGCAACGCTCCCAGGCCCCATGATTCGCCTTGCCAACTCAATACCTGCCACAGTTCGGGCATGAGCATCTCGTGATGGCAGTGGACGATTTTTATTGTGCAGCTCCGCGGGACCGTCAAGGCTGGTAGACAGGTAGATTTGGTTATCGCGGAGGTATTCACAGATTGATGGCGTTAGCTGGTGCAGTGTCGAGGTGATGACAAAGCGGATCCGGCGTTCATAATGCTTATTAAGCAATTGAATCCTGTTTACGGCGCGCTGAATCAAGTCAAAACGGAGCAGCGGATCACCGCCCTGAAACTCTACCGTTAGCGAGTTGGCACTACTTTGAAAGATGGTATCGCAGGCCGCATCCACTTGGGAGGCGGTCATTGAGTGTCCGGAATCTTCCAAACGTCGACTGACCTGACAGTACTGGCAAGAGTGCTCACATTGCAGAGTCGGCACGAGGATATGGAGCGAGTGACCTGCCAGTACTGTCTCCTTTCGAGCTGCAATTCGTGAGCGCAGCAATTCCATGCTACCCAAGGAGTGCGCGCTAACCAGGAAGTATTTCGACTGCAGTTCAGCACGTTTGACTAGCGCCAGTTTTTCCGGAGTTTCGACCAGTGTCAGTAGTTCGTGCTGAGTAAGAAATACGTGGTCTCCCGACATGCTTACAGCTACGACGGTATCCGCATCGAGTCTGTGAATACCAAAAGGCAGAAGCTGGCAGGCATTGTTTTCAGTGAGGTGAGCGGCGCCGCGTGGAAGTAGGTCGAGGGTTTCGGCCTTAAGGCTTATCTGTTCTCGAACCTTAATGTCTGCCAAAAGCTGGGGTACCAGTACAGATAGTCTGGCCGCAGGGGCGCTCTCTAAACAGTGAACCCGTATACCCTCGCCACTTTTCCGCACTTTCCATCCCAAGCTCTCTAACTCTGCTTGCAGCGTCTGGGATGACGGGGTTTCAAGCTCGACCCAGTGACCAGAGTCCGAAAAATCACGATAGATAAGATTGCTATTGGCCATGGATGACATTCCGTTGCGATACGACCACTCGATGGCTTCTTGCCTGGGCGCATGCGCGTCTAATACGCACCTGCAGAGATAATTGGGATCCAATCACTGCGAGACAATATCAAGGCGATGTCACAAAGTCTACGAGATTGTTTCGAGGTCGATACATTACGGCTGCGACCATAAATTGGCCTCATCCGTTACTCGGTTCGAAAAGGTGTAATGACTCAGAATATTGAGCGTTTTGCGGAAGGATAAACGTAATCTGCATTTGAACGTGGAGCGCGAGTTCAAGTACTCAGATTAAACTACGTCCACAAAAAAACCGGCTCAAATCTGGCCGGTTTTTCCGTGCTTCAAGCTACATAACCGCTTGAAGGTGTTGCTGTTTGGTGCCCCGAGGGAGACTCGAAAAACAATGAATTTGCTGGTCTGCGAGTGCATTGTTTTTCGAGCCATACACGCCACCATACAAAAAATGTGGCGCTGTGCTGACCGTCACGCGACGCCCCTGGCGTCCATCTGAGCTTGAACCCATGCCTCGATCTCGGACTGTACAAAATAAACCGGTGCCTGACGAGTGGTGCCTTCTTTGATCGGGCGTGGAAAGGTTTTGTCTGTGGCGATCTTCCTGTTGAGGGTGCTTCGGCTGACGCCCAGCAGTTCGCAGGCGGCATCAAAACGGATGCGCGCGCGCGGACTAACGGGAATGTTGGCTTTACTCATGGTGTCTCTCCCAGCTGATTCTCGGTGGACGCCTGACGCGTCAGATTTAGCGTTTGCATTGAAACTGTCGCGTCACGGCTGCGCGCCGCGTTGCGTTTCTTTAAGCAGGTTTTACAGCGCTCCCAGCTCCCCATTCCGAACATTGGCGCCTTGTCACTCGTGGTGGTTTCCGTTCCGCAAACTGACCTCCAAGTGCGGTAACGCCCCTGGGGACCGATGGCGTCGGCAGACGTCTGAACGAAGTAGTGGGCGCGCTGACCGTGGAAGCACGGCTTTGCCCACCCTTCAGCCTGCTCAAGCTTACCTCCCGAAATTTGGATGCCGCGCTTGCTCAGTTCGTCGAACTTGCCCGCGCGCGCCAGGCCGATCACCTCTTGCATGTCAATCAAGAATCCACCTCGAGCGCGTCGATCACCGATTGAATGCCAGCAGCGTAACTACGTGGCCGACCTTGAGCTGCTTGTGCCAGCCTGTTGATAACCTCAGAAGCGGCGCTCGCGCGCAGGCACTTGACCATATCAACCGCCCAGGCCCGGCCTTCTAGAAACATAAAGTGATTGATGGGTCCGTCGACTACCACCTTGAGGCTTTTAACAGCCGGGTTTTGGCTGGGTACCGGCACTCTGGTTTTTGCAGGCTTTGAGGCAGGCGGTCTGACGGGTTGGCCAGCCAACCGCATGCGTGCATGCTCGAGCGCTTGCTCGGCGAGGCTACTCATCGTTGCGCTCTCCTGAGTCAGCAACTGCTCGCAGTTTGAGCGCGATACCGCAGGAGTTCGCCAAAGCGGTCAGTTGGCCAACAGTGGTATCGGGTTCTTTGAGCGCTTGGCCGAAACGGATTAGCCGATCACCCAGGCTTTCGAACTCGGTTCGTAGTTGAAGCTGCGAGCCTTGAGTGAAAATGCTCATAGCTGCACCTTCTCATGATGCTGTCGCGTCACGGTGGTGCTAACTTGCGATTTTGCGCAAGCTGCCGGTTCTTTCGTGGCTTGAACTGGCTGGCGCAGTTGGCTGTCAGGCAAGCAGCTGATGCCGGTGCCCGCAATAATCCAGCACGTCACCTGGCGGTGCGAATCGTGCTGGACATCGATAACCTGTTGGGATTGCTCGGCGTTGGCCAGGCTGGCCAGGCTGGCCAAGCTTGCCAGCAGGATCAGAATCAGTCCGCGCATGGCTTCTTCTCCTTGTCACCGAAGGCCAAAGCCAGGATAAAAAATGACGTGATGAAGCAGGATGCAGCCAGGAATGGGTGGTCGGTGGCTATCAGGGAATAGAGCTGGAAACCGCTGCTCAACGTACTTATCCAGCAGTGCTGACGAATGCGCGCGGCTGCCGATCCTTTGATCACGCCAGCGAATATCCCCACCCACGCGAAGACGTTGAAGAACACCAGCACGTAGAACGCGAAGGTCGCTGCTGTGTAGCTGCCGATCAGCAGGCACAGGCTGATAGCTGTGCTGATGGCGGTTGAAATGAGTGTGCGGATCATTGAGATGCCTCCAATGCGGCGCGATAACCAGCCAAGAAAATCAGGTAGTCCGCGTGCGTGCGCTCGTCAACGAAGCCGGAGCGCCCTTGCTCCAGTTCGTCATGGCTGGCGCCGATAGGGTTAAGGCGTACGAACAGGTTTCGAGGATCTACTTGGCTGGCTACCTCTCGGATACGAGCATCGATACAGATTTCGTCACTGCCCAGGCCGGCCTCCAGCACATCCCGGTCGCTAGCGCCGGCAATGATTGCCACGCCTGTTCCGATCGCCACCGGCGAGCCCAGCGTGACGTGCTGCAGGAGCGGAGCAAGCGTTTCGCCCTCTTTGGCGCGCAGCACAATAGTGATCAGGTTAATGGGCTGCATGGGCCACCTCGTCTTGGCCTGCCGCGCGAGCCAGAGCGTCAAGAAGCAAATCCTGACGGTTCTGCTTGTCCAAGTACTGGCGGATGGCGCGAACGAAAATGGTGTTCATCGAAGTGTCAGCAGCATCTGCGGCCGCATCAACTTCCTCACGCAAGCCTTGGGGCAAGCGGACGACAAATTTGGGAGCAAGGCGTGAATCGTGATTGTTCGGCATGACTGTGCCCTCTGGGGTATGGCGCCGATCTGGCACCTGTTTCTGGTTAACTCGCTTGTTTTGGCTTTCGACGCGCGATGATCAACGCCAAGGCGAAGCCGCTGGCGACGCCGACCAGGTACGCAAACGAAATGATGTGCAGCAGGTTGGCGGCGAACAACAGAAGGCCTCCCACCAGCAGTAGGGTCAGGAAGCGGCTGATCACCGCACCACCTTCACGACGCTGTTGATGCCCTTATCCACGACGCGGCGAACCTTCTTGGCTTCGTCTGGCTGCATGCTCTTGAGATAGTCGTTGTTGAACACGATCTGAGCGCGCAGGCAGTAGGTGTCAGGCTTGCCCATGGTCGATGTTTCCAGCCCGCTCTGGCCTTCTTTGTCGACCGAGCAGTGCGTGTACAGCGGGTTGTTATTCGCATCCTTGGCGTCTTCGAACGAGTTGTCGTTCACTTCGCCGATCATGATTTGCTTGCTGAAGTCGGCAGTGATGTCGCTCGGGATCTTTCCGGAGCGCCCGATGTACAGCATCCCGGCGATTTCGATACGCACACCGGCTTTCGTGACGTAGCCCTGAGCGACCGCCTCGGCCGCGCTGTACCAGTCGTCAAACTCGACAATTCGGGCGCCTTCGTAGTCCTTGTCGGTCTTGATCCAGTTGCGCACGGTCACGAGGGCACCGGAGCCGGACACCGCGGCGAACGCGTACTTCGCGGCGACGCTGTCTTTTTCCATCTTGCCGAAGTCATCGACACCGGCTTTGCCGTGCAGCCAGTAGATGACCTCCGTGTGAGCATCGCTGACCTTCAGGTCGGCAGGCATCGGGAGGCTGATCACGGCGTCGTTCTGGATGACGGCGATATCGCACGCACCATCCTTCAGCTTCTCGGCGTTCTCAACTGATCCGCCGGTGTTGATCACCTTCACTTCGCCGCCGTCTTGCTTGGCGATCGTATTGCCGATGCTGGTGCCCAGGCTTTCATAGAAGCCGCCTTCGCCACCCGTGCAAAAACGCAGAGTGGGCGGTGCCGCGTTGGCAACTGCCGACAGCGCCACCAGCGCGGTCATGAGGATCAAGTTCTTTTTGATCATTTGTCTTTCTCCAGGCCGAACGAATCCCGGCCGCGTTGTTGGCTTTCGCAAAAATCAGTTGGTTTTATGGGTCAGGCGTTGCTGATCACCGGACTGCGCTCGCGCACAAGCGCACGCCGCTGATCACGCGAGGAATATGCCATCGTTGGAGTCCTGGTCGTGGTGCTGTTGAGGGGATGGGGTCATGCCAGTGGAGAAAGCAATCAAACCACGACGCATTGCCTCGGCGACCAGAGCCGCACGTTTGATAACTCCGAGCTTGGTGCTGGCGCTCAAGATCCGTTTGTCAACGGTAGCGGGTGCGATACCAAAGGCGCGTGCTATTTCTTTACTGGTTCCGCCCTCCGCGACTGCCAAAACACACTGTAATTCCCGTTCCGCCAGGCCCATTCCCAAGCACCCAGTCCAATTACCCAAGGTCAATACATTCATGGTTAAAGCTCCGTGCTGATTCAAGATGATGCAAATATAGGCTTACCTTTAATTCTTCGTCAACAGGTATGCCTTTATTTTTATCCTGTATTCCCAAGCATTGGATTTTTTAGGTAGGCTTTGAATACTGGATAGATATACAGCCTTTGCTAAGGAGGTGTTCATGGCAGTTCAGGGTAAGATCAGACCACCACAACGGATCGGCATGACCGACATGGAGCGGCTATCGCTTCGCGTATCGTCAATGATTAATCATCCAATCGCCCAGGAACGGCGCGAGGTAAGGATTCACCGACTGGACACAGATGGGGAGAGAGAGTGGAACGAGATCGTCAACACGATTTTGGAATCTGACGGCATCGAGTTGACGCACAATCATGAGGATGGGTCGATTACGTTGAGGTGGGAGGCGTTGGAGGACGATGAACGCCCGGCGATCGCTGCTGATCCATTCGAGACAGAGGATCCGGCGCCTTTCTGACCGAGCGCAAAAAAGCCCGCTCGTAGGGCGGGCCTCTTGATCACTACTTGTCAAAGCAACTGACTATTCCACACCAGCAGCACTCGAGCCTGAATGTAGGTCATGTCGCGACGTATGAGCCGATCCTTATGCTTGGGATTATCGGAGATCATCTCATAGTGATCTTCGTCTGCGATCTGTAACCGCTTAACGTAAACATGCCCATCCCATGCGAAGAAATAAACACCATCACCCACGAATTCACGCACGTGGATATCAACAATCAGAGGGTCACCATGCTTGATGGTCGGCGCCATTGACTGGCCCCATCCAGTTACCACCTTCAGATGGTAATGCTCTTCGAACTCCAGCCCTAAAGATCTCAGATGGCTAGGACTTATGCGGATGTCCTTGAGCATTTCGGGATGGTCATGCGCAATCTGCCCGCCACCCATAGCAGCTCGCACATCGTAATGCGCGATCCACACTTCATCACCAACCAGTTCAGGTCTAGACAAATCGGCTGTGATCACATTGCCGGTGTGAATGGCAATAACCTCAGCTTCGCTTCGGGTCTCCTCCACTGCCGCCAGAATTTTTTTGCGAGCGGTGTCGGATAGTCCGCTCCCGATTTTCGCAAGCATTGCCCGAACCTGATCAGCTGAGCTAGTGCTCACCGTGCTGGACTCTGACTCGGCTTCAATGCCCTCGGGAGGTTCCCCTATGCCTTCGGCGAGCCATAAGGGATCAACGTCGCAAATGGTTGCGATCCTCACGAGATGACCACTGGTGCGCGATAGGCCACGCTCAATTTCTGAGACAGACGCCTGCTTGATGCCCGCACGATCTGCGAGCTCCGACTGTGTGAGGTTCGCCCGCTTGCGGGCATATTTCAGGCGATCTTTGAGTTCCATAGCCGCTCAATCTAATGGTTTGCCTTTTTTCTTGCAAAAAGGTGTGCCTTTAAAATATCTTAAAGGCATACCTCTATTCGGTTGCCGCAGATGACGAACATTTTCAGCAGCTTGGTCGACTTCTTCGGCGGCCAGGTTTCCACCGCTAAGGCACTGGGTGTTACGCAGGGAACAGTCAGTGGATGGACCCGTGGCGTTCATGGTTGTTCAGCTGATGTCGCTTTATTGGCTCAGTTGAAAACCGCTGGCCGGTTCACCGCCGCTCAGCTCCGACCGTCACTGGCGGACTCTCTGCCGACCTTGGATCAAACTTTAACCCAATCCGATGAAGACGATCAGTCCGCGAATACCGCTGTGATTTCATCCAGTGCCGAAGGCGTTTCTCCATGAGGAGGTTAGTAAATGTCATGGGTTCGAATGAAATCTTTCGACGACCTCTTCATCATCTTTTAAACGGATGGAGTTTGTCGTTTTTGAGCGTTGGGTCGCGGGCAATACGCAGCGAAAAAAAAGATCGTCTTCGCCTTGGAAATTCGAACTCGCCCGTTAAGTTGAGTTATGTCCACTACAAAAAAAGCGCCGATTGCGCTTTCAAGGAAGCGTGATATGTCGCTGAAGCCCTCAAACACTGACCCGCCATAACAGTGGGTTGCATATCCGAAATCCGTGCGAGCGTGTTTCGGAGCCAAAAAGCAAACAGGCACAAAAAAGCCCAGCCTGGGCTGAGCCTTTAAGTCGCGACCTGTTAGAGCAGGTAGCTAAAAACATCTTCGTCTGTAGGAGGACGATTTCATGCACCCGAAAATTACCACCGGTATATCACCGGCGCAAGACCCGCTTGAACAATACACCGTGCACCAGTCCAAATTTTGGGGGCCTTCGGGCCGTGAAATGTTTCAACTGTCGCCATCTACCAGCAGTGGCGACGCATTGAAGGAGGCTTCCTCTTTGATGGCTGGTGTTATCGGCATCGTCGAACAGTTCGTCGATGAGCCTGAAGGCGCAAGCGGCAATGTTCTGTTCGCGGTGAGCTTCCTCATGGAAAGCGCCAAGGCGTTGCTGGATGGCGGTACTTACGGGATTGAGATGCAGACTGCCCAAGGCGGTGTGCAATGAACAGCTCTATCCCAACGCTTAAGGAGCTCGCCGACGAGGCCGAGTTCCAAATGCTCGCCGCCAAAGATCAGCTTGAATGGTTTGCTGCTATCGCTCGGGCGATTTCTCGTGACGTGGAGCATAACGCTGGACGCGACGTTGTCGTTCTGGCGCAGCTCGCGAGTTACCTCGGTGACACCGGCGCCCCTGGGACCGAATCAGCGATCGAGATGTTCGGCCAGATCGCGCGTAACGAGTCCGCGCCACAAAAAGACAACGCGTCAAATCGTGGCGCGGCGACGGAGGGTGCTCAATGAACACTCTCCCTGCTGTCATCGCCATTGAAGGCGAGATCCTGGCCGACGTCACTGTCACCGCTCAACAGATGGCCCGCTTCAATGATGCCCGTTCAACCTTCGGTGAGCTGCGCTCTATCTTGCTGGCGCAGATCGTCCCGTCACTCGAAGGCGGCTGGAAGAATCCGCTCGCCAATGAGATCGAAAGCCGGCTCGAATCGATCACCTTCGCAACCGGAAACTTTCTCTGGAAGGGGCGTCACGCTGGCGCTTCTCACGATGCAGTTAATGTCGGGGGTGGGCAATGAGCATCGTCATCATCAAAGACGGGGATGCTGTCACCACCACCCTTGCTATCGCCGATGGCTGTGAGGTCGACCACGCCAGCGTGATCAAGCTGGTCCGGACCTATCAGCCGGATCTGGAAGAGTTCGGACTTCTGGATTTCAAATCCGAAAGTACCGGAGGCCGGCCGACTGAATACGCGTTCCTCAATGATCAGCAATCCACTCTTTTACTGACCTACATGCGCAATACCGAGATCGTTCGCGCCTTCAAGAAAAAGCTGGTGCGTGAGTTCTGGGAAATGGTGCAACAGCGCAGCCAAACCGCTCCCGCACTGCCGCAAGACTTCGCTTCTGCGCTTCGCCTCGCTGCTGATCTGGAGGACCAAAAGGCCGCGCTGGCGCTGGAAAACCAACAGCAGGCCGCAAAGATCGAGAGCCTTGAGGATTTCTTCATGGCTGGCGAGACGCCCTTCCAGTTTGTGAAGCGGTTGAACGGGGTCAACTGTTCCCTGATCTCTCACACCCTCATGGAAATGCGGTGGGTGTTCAACGACGCGGAGCCCGAGGCCCGTCCGCATTACCGGGTCTACAGCCGGTCTCGTGAGAAGAAGTGGCTTACCGAAAAGCCGCGCACCATCCGTGGTGAAGGTCAATCGACCTTCATCCGTTACGACCTGGTGTTGCTCATTGATGGCGCCAAGAAGCTACACGACCTTTACATGAGCCAGAAACTGCCCATGAAGAAGACCTGGGACGGTCGCTTTTCCTACATCAAATTCACGCCGGAGTCGTCCCGATGAGCCGAATCAATCTCGAAGTGGCCGAGAAAATCTTCCGCATCGCACGCAAGCCAAACCTCCCACCACGCGCGATGTTCATCCTCACTCAGCGTTGCATCCGCATTAGCCTGCGTCACATGGAGCAGATTCGGGAAGAGCGTCGAGTGTTTAGGCGTGAAGCAGGCAAGCTCAAAGCCTATCTGCCGTTCACGCAGAGCCAGATCGAAACCTTGGTGAGCAAATCCATGACTCATCGCGAGCAGGACATGCAGCGCATTAAGCAGGGACTTGTAGGCTTTGGGTATCACCTGATCAAAGACACCGATCGGGTATTCGAAACCGTCGGATTCGAAGGGATCTGTGACCTGCTGAGTATCAACCCTGTTCACCGCCGTGATGCTCTGCTCAACGAGGAGCAGAGTCTGGCCGGGCTCATCTATGTGGCACGGCTGGAAAATAGCGCAAGTCCGAAATCGGAGGACTGGGGAAGCGGCGGCCCGCTGTACGAGGCTTGTTTTATGGCAATGGTGAATTGGCTCAAAACAGCACCGGAGAAGGAACTACCTGACCTCTTTGGCCCGAGCTCTCCGTTCGCCGGCGCAAAGTTGGTTCAGGTTAAGCCGGAGACTCTGCAATGAGCATGGACCTAATGGTCAAGGCCATGAAAACGAAGGTAGGTCATCCGCTGCGCAAGCTGGTCCTTATCAAGTTGGCCGATAACGCGAGTGATCAGGGGGAGTGCTGGCCTTCCTATCAGCACATTGCCGATCAGTGCGAAATCAGCCGGTCAACAGTCAAGGTGCATATTCGAGAGCTGGAACAGGCCGGTTTGCTTCGTCGCGAGTTTCGTCGCAAGGGCGAATTGAATCAGTCAAATGTGTTCCACCTCACTCTTGAGGGTAGGGCGGGAGCTGCCCTACCTGGGGCGGAATCTGCCCGAGGGGGTGGGGCGGAATCTGCCCCCAGAACCAGTCACTCTTCTGAACCAGTCAAGGAACCTAAACCTACGGGCAAATCAGACTCAAGTGAAGGGTTCGCAGTGTTCTGGAAGCTGTACCCACGCAAGGTCCAAAAGGCCAAAGCGGAGGCGGCATGGAAAAAGCTGGCCGTCACGCCGGAGCTTCTCACGGTCATCACCGCTGCGTTGGCGCGCCAAGTGACCAGTATCGACTGGCTGAAAAGCAACGGGCAGTTCATTCCCCATCCCACGAGCTGGCTAAACGGCAAGCGCTGGGAGGATGAGGTACAGCCCGCAGCCATCGCCGCGCCTTCCCGCCACAGTGGTTTCGACCAGATCGACTACGAGGAAGGGCTTGAGCTTGGCCCAGATGGACAATACCGAATCGCGGGGAATCTCGGATGATCATTCGACACACCATCGAGACCGCGCTGCGAGAGTGCGTGGACCATGGCCAATTCAACGATTCACTTGTTGAGCAGTTCGGCGCAGAGCCCCACTGGTATGGCTGCCCCCGCTGCCAGTTCGACCAGCGCCATTCGGCTGATCCGGCGATCAAGTCTGCTGGCGTGACGATTCACCGTGACCGTCTGACCAACGAGCGTCTGCTCGATTCCGGTATCCCGCTGCGCTTTCAAAGCTGCTCGCTCGACACCTGGGCCGCTGGCGAAAGTCAGGACAAACTTCGCGCCTGGCAAATGGCGACCGGTTACGTCGACGCGTTCAGCGAGAACTTTGGTGTCGGTCGCTCCGTGATGCTGTTGGGGCAGGTCGGTACCGGCAAGACTCACTTGGCCACCGGCATCCTGCAGCAGCTGATCAGAAACTTCGGCTCGCAGGGTCTGATCGGTCGCTACACCACTGCTGGCGGCATCATCCGCTCGGTCAAGGATACGTTCGGTAGCCGTGACCGGTCTGAATCTCAGGTCTATGCCGACCTGGTGCTACCGCATCTATTGGTCGTCGACGAGGTCGGCGTTCAGCACGGGACGGACTTTGAGCGCACCGTGCTCTTCGAAGTCATCAATGGCCGGTATGAGCAACGCAAGCCGACCATCGTGGTGAGCAACCTCGGCATGACCGATCTGCGCCAGTGCCTGGGTGACCGGGCCGTTGACCGACTTCGCGACAAGGGCGGCCTCGCGGTGCTGTTTCGCTGGGAATCCGCGCGAGGTGCCGCATGAGCCGTGATTTGTTCAACGTCGACGCCGAGTTCGGTCTGCTCGGCGCCATCTTCGTAGATCCCAATCTGCTGGACGAAATCAGCTCCAAGGTCTGCATCTCCGACTTTCACGAGATCGAGAATGCGGCGCTGTTTCGCGCCATTCTGGATTGTCATGAGGCAGGCGATCCCGTGGACGTTGTGATGGTGAGTGAGCACCACCCGCGCCTTCCCAGTGGCGACAGCATGCTGGGATATGCGGCGACCATTCAGGCGAATGCCCAAGGCACCTCGAGCTGGAAGACCTACGCCCGCGTGATCCGCGAGCGTGCCGTGCTACGCAAGGTCGTCGAGACGGCGCAAGCCATCAGCGAATCAGCTAACGACGACCTGCCGGTGGCAGAAATCATCGCTCGTGGCCAGCAAGCTATGGCCGATCTTCGCGACCTCGATGACGGTGAGCCGGATTACCACAAGGTCAGTGACATCCTCATAACCGTGATGGATACCGTCGACGCCAAGTACAACAAGACGGCGCCGAAAGGGCTGACAACGAGTATCCCTGACCTGGACAAGCTGATTCGCTGCCTGCGCCCGGGAAACATGGTGGTGGTCGCTGGTCTGCCTGCCTCGGGCAAGACCATCCTCGGTGTGCAAATGGCCCAGCACGTCACCACACAGCTCGCTGGCGCGGGTTTGGTGTTCAGCTTGGAGATGACCAAGGAAGAACTGGTAACGCGAAACATCGCGTCTCTGGGGAGTGTCGACCTGAGTCGTCTGGACGAGGGCGACACCCTTCAAGACGAAGACTGGCCGAAGATTACCGGCGCGATCAACAAGCTCCATAAGGCGCGGCTGTACGTCAGCGATCAGGCTGGCATGACCGTGGCGCGTATCCGCTCAATCGCCCGCCAGTGCCAGCGCCGCGAAGGTCTGGACGTGCTGGTGGTGGACTATATCACGTTGATCGCCGGTGCTGGCGGACAGAACCGCACGCTCGAAGTCGGCAAGATCTCCACCGCGCTGAAGAACCTGGCCAAGGAGTTGAAGGTGCCTGTAATCGTTCTGGCGCAGCTCAACCGCGGGCCGACGAATCGCCCAGACAAACGCCCGCGCCCGAGCGATATCCGCGACAGCGGTCAGATTGAGCAGGATGCTGATGTTGTGATCCTGGTGCACCGTGACATGGAAAGCGAAGAGGGCCAGAACGGCGTCACAGAACTGATCGTCGGCAAATGCCGCCACGGCAAGCAGGGTACATGCTTGGTGCAGCAGCAGGGCAAATTCGTGCGCTTCGTGCCATTCGGCGGCAAAGCGCCGAGCGACGAAGAAGTTGAAATGGGTCGTGTCCTGAAGTTCACCGGCCGCAACTATCTCGGAGGGTTGGATGATGAATGAATCCATCCGTACGCTGACAGTGGTGATGACCGATGCAGAAATCCGCCGACATGCGGGCCGTCAGCATATTCGCGCCCTGCGCGACGCTCGCCACCCTGAGCTCCACTTTCGCTACTCGACGGCAGATCGCAGCAAGGGTTCTTGGCACGTTGTGGTGCGCGGCAAGTGGGGCAAGGCCGGGAATTATCCAGGTATCAACGCCAAACTGATGCAGGCCACGCTGCCCGAGATCCTCGCCCGGCGTGCAGTAGATCCTTCTGCCGCGTCCACTACCAGCAGTTGGCGTACGGTGGGTGACGTGCTGAGCTGGTACACAGACCGGATGAACCGCGACCGGGGGTTGTCGGCCAAGCGCAAGGCCAGTGCACAGTCGGCGCTACGCCGCCACCTGGTGCCGCGCCTTCAGGATCTGGATCTGGCCAGCCTTGATCGGTCGGCTCTGGACCGTCTGCTGATGTGGCCCATGCAGGAGCGCTACGAGTTGTCGTTCGTGCGTTCTGTCTATGGGGTGTTGGCTGTCGCTTTCCGGCAAGCCGCCAGGCTGAAGCTGATCAACTTCAGCCCGATGGCCGATCTGAAGTTCACCGACTTCGTCCGTACGAGGATCAGGCCCAAAGCGGCGCGCTTGCGTGGCGATGACCTGCCTCCGCTCCTACAGACGTTTACCGACCAATTCGACGCATTCCCGATGCAGGCCATGCTGCCGCTGATGATGCTTTGCCACGGCACGCGGCTGGGTGAAACCCGGCTAGCCCGCTGGAAGAACGTCAACCTTGTGACGCGACAGTGGTTCATCCCGGCCGGCGACACGAAGACCAAGGCTGAGCACACCCTGCCGCTGACCGAACAGGCCTGCGCGCTCCTACAGCGGTACCGGGCTCAGCAGCTCGCCGCCGGCTACAGCGGGCCTTTCCTGTTCCCAGGTAGCAACGGTTCGGCGTTGAGCGCGAGCAAGGCCTGCACCGTGTTCACCAGCGTGAGCAAGGGCGAATGGTCGAGCCATGACCTGCGCAAGGTGGCCCGCACGGCATGGGCTGATCTGGGCGTCGATTACATGGTTGGCGAGATGCTGCTGAACCATGCCATGAAGGATCTGGACGCGACCTACATCCACACCACCGCCGAGGGCATGAAGCGCAAGGCGTTGGAGGCATGGCATCAGCACCTCGACAGCCAAGGTTTTGCCCTGCTTCACGGTGGGACATATGCGGGACAGCCAGCGATATGTACACGCGTGCAGCCCTTTGAATCCGAGCTTTTCAGCGCAAATCAGCATCCATCCCAAGGGAGGAGCCATATTAAATCCGAGGAGGGCAAACCATGAATTTTTTCAGTTGGTTGAGAGGCGGACCGGCCGCGGCTGACGTAACTCAGTCCGCCATGTCACAGATGCTGGAAAGCGATAGCGCTGTGGTGGTGAAGACCTACCCGGAAGCCCAGCGTATAGCCGAGTCGTTGCAGGACTTCCCTGAGGACTGGGCATGGCACCACAAGGGGTATGAACTCAAGCACGTCCCCAGCGGCTTCGCCATGTGGGTGGCGAACAAAGACTATGGCCTAGCCGAAATGACGAGTCACGGCGGTAAGCAGAAGTTCGAAGAACCCGAGCAGGCGATTATCTGGCCGGCCGTTGAGGCGTGGCTGGCGCGCGGCAAGATCGGCTTCACCGGACGTTTGCCCAAGGTGAAGATTTCCGGGAAGCGTGGCACGTACTGGTGCGTTGCGGACGGTCACCCGTGGGCAGGCATTGGGGATTCCCCTGCGCATGCTTATGAATCCTGGGCAAAAGCCGTATCCGTGGAGCAACGTCGGCTGAATCCCGGCCAAAAACTTTCAGTGTGGAGTGCACCGCAATGAGCAACGTTACGGCGGCACTGCCGCGCAAAATGCTGGCCGACTTCAGCCCCGCGATATATCGGAACGTTATGTCGGCCATCGTCAAAGTGCTGGCTGCGGACAGTATCGACAACTCCACAAAACAGAGTTGGCAGAAGCTGATCGACGCAGGAGGCCACACGGGAGGGTTTCGTGCCTTGCTGTCTGCCCGAGACCTATTCGACTACGACTGCTGCCTTTATGCCCTACTGCACAGGGAATTGAGCGCGGCGCACTGGGATCTCCTTGTCGGGCGGTACTCAACACACAAGGCAAACCGGGTAGGCGCGATTTCCCGAACCATCCCGAGGATCAGCTCGCCGGCGCCCGCATTGTTCATCTACAAGGCGACCACCGTGTGGTTCATCCCCAAGATGAAAGGTCTACAAGGCAAACGGTCGACTGACATGGCTATCCTTCCGGCGGAGTTCTACGACATGAACACCTGGGACACCGAGGCGCGCCCAGATTCGACGCGAGGTCGTTGGCGGCTTGGGATTCACAAGTGTTTGGCTGCGATGGAGGAAGCGGCGGTGGTGCATGTCACGGAGATTTTGGACAGGGAGCAGCTACTAGCGCAGTAGCGCCCGCTTGCAAGGTACAAATCATCGGCTACTTTTAGATCAGGTGCTTTCGATCCCGTCGGTTTTACCTTAATTCACGATAAGAGGTAAACCCGCGGAGGATTGATACATGGAGATTTCAAATATCCAAGATTTCGAGAATGAACGTCAAAACCCGAGCAGTGAGGGGAAGGTCTTCAAGGTCTCTAAGCAGGTCTTTGATCACTATGTTGGAGGGTTGAAAAACCAAGCTATTAGGAATTCTGAAATTAAGCAGATTGAGCAGATGCTCGGTGGAAGTCTTGGTCAGGGTTCCGGGTGGGGGCTGACACGGTCATGCACCTGCGGCGCTTGTGGTCATGTGTTTAGTTTTGGCGATCATGTTCGGTCAGCGATAAAATCGGGTATACATACCGCCGATGAGATCTTGGGTTTTTTGAATGGCGTTGACTACTTGCTGACCGTCGATACTCTTAAGACGAGAAATGTCGAATGTGTAAAGTGCGGTGGAGTGATTGTCACACCTCATTGCTGTTACACATCGAACAGATATGCGTATGTTTAAGTGATAGGGTATTGACAGATATGAGCGAATGAGCGAAATTTACGTCCATCATCTGATCCCTGCGCCTTGACGGGGTCGAATAAAAGCCCGGCCATTGCGTCGGGTTTTTTTGTGCGCGGCTAAAACTGGTAATGTCTCGGGCTCACGCAATGCAATGGAGTCGGCTTTGAGTATTCATTCAGTCAAAAGTAAGAAAACCGGTGGTGTAACATTGTGGGCCGTGTTTATCGGAACTCAACGTGTAGCCGGTCCGTACGAGAGTGAGGAGGAGGCTAATGCCCGCGCTCAAACACTCGACGAAGAGTTCTACGCGCGAAAGGCTAAGGCGGAGAAACCGCCAGAAGATGAAGACGACGACAAATTTGAGCCATGA